AATCGTTACCTCGCCATGAACCCGGCTGGTTATGCTGATCTGTTCAACATTACTGAGTTTGCTTCTAGCGACTTTGTTGGCGATCAAAACCTTCCGTTTGCTGGCGGCATGAGCATGAAAGAGTTCCTTGGCTTCAAGGTATTCTCAACCTCTGCCGTTACTGCTGGTAAAAACATTGCTTACCACTCCTCGGCTGTTGGCCTTGGCGTTGGTGCTGATGTTGCTACCGAAGTGAACTATGTGCCGCAAAAAGTTGCACACTTGGTCACTGCTCACATGAGCATGGGTGCTGTTGTTATTGATGACAATGGTGTCTATGAGGTTCTAGACAACAACTAAGTCTGGTAGGGGAGTAGTGGGAAACTGCTACTCCCCCCTTATTAAGAGGTAAGCATGTCATCTACAGCTGCAACTACTGCTATTGATATTTGCTCACGGGCATTGATTTTGATTGGCGCAGATCCAATCACATCATTTACCGAGGACACGACTGAGGCTCTAGTGGCCTCAAACTTGTATGAGGATGTTGCTCGTTCTCAACTATGCCGCACACGCTGGCGCTTTGCTACTGAGCAAGCAGAGTTAGCCGCACACTCATCTGCCCCGACTGGTCGGTTTGATATTGCACACCAGCTTCCAACCAACCTTTTAATGATTAATGCTATTACTATTGAAGATCAGCCAATCAAATATACTGTCTATGGTGATATGGTTTACAGTAATAGTTCATCTGCTGATACTTTGGTTTGCGATTACATCTATCGCGCTGATGAAGCTGAATGGGCTTCATATTTTATTATTGCGCTTGAGCATCACCTTGCGAGTATTTTTGCAACTTCTATTGCGCGTGATGCTGCGCTGTCTAGCTTGTTTGAAGCAAAGGCCGATGATCTTATGCGTAAGGCTAAGAGCATTGATAGCCAACAGCATACAACACGCAAACTTACAACTTCGAGGTTCTTGACTGAAAGGCACTCATAATGGCTAAGGTCAAGATTCCATTTAACAGTTTTCAATTTGGTGAACTAAGCCCGTCATTTTTGTCTAGGGTTGATACGCAACTCTACCAAGCTGGCGCGCAGAAAGTTCGCAATCTTCTAATATTAAATGAAGGTGGCGTAAAGAAAAGGCCGGGAACTGAGCATATTTATCAGTTTGGAACAACAGTAGTCCCTGCCGCTGAAATGGAAATAAGAATTGAGCCGTTTATTTTTTCTGATGATGAGCGTTACATTTTTGCTTTTAGTAATTACAAGTTGGAAATATTTGGCGTTACTGCTGCTGGCGTAGTTGATACCACTCCAGCCGCTACGCTTGTAAACAACTCATCTGCTAATGTATGTCCGTGGCCAGCAATTAAACTAAAAGAACTAACTATTGCTTCATCTGCTGACACAATGATTGTGTGTCATACTTCTTTTAATCCAGTGGTTATTCGTAGAACTGGTGCTGACACATTTATTGCACGTAACTTTACGTTTGATGTAGATGTGTTGGATAGCAATGTTTCTGCACCTAAACAGCCCTACTATGATTTTCATGCTCAAGGTGTTACGATTACGCCAAGTGCTTTTACTGCCGGAACAGGCCGCACATTAACGACAAGCAGCGATTACTTTACGACAGCAAATAGTGAAAACTGGGTTGGAAAATTTATTCTTGTGGGTAGCGTCCCATGTGAAATTACTGCGCGAAACAGTAATACGCAAGTGGTCGTGGACGTTCCTACGGGTGGGATTTATCGAGAGTTGCCGCCAGATAGTGTTGAAGTCTTTGGTGGTATTGATGATGTTCGTGTTACTATGGCTCTTCATAATCTATCAGTTGGCGATAGTTTTAATATCACTAGGGTTGGCCCTTTGGGAGGCATCTCAGCCTCGAACATAGAAGGTACATTTACTGTAACCCAAATCCTTGATGAGAACACATTTGAGTATGCAACAAATCATAATGCTAATACCTCTGCTATTGGTGGGGGTAGTGTTCGAGTTGCAACGACATCTGCTACTACAGAATGGTATGAGCAATCATACTCAGACATTCGTGGGTTTCCCGGCGCAGTGGTATTCCATGAAGGACGATTGTGGTTTGGTGGGACAACCTCACAGCCAGATCATATCTGGGCAAGTAAATCAAACCAGTTCTTTAACTTTAATGTAGGCACAGGGGCTGATAACGATGCGATTGATGTGGCTTCTAATTTTGGTGAGTTCAGTCAAATTAGGCATCTTGTATCTAATCGTGACCTACAAATTTTTAGCGCATCTAACGAGTCTTATATCCCAGCTTTTACCGAAAAGCCTATAACCCCCTCAAACGTCCAGATTAAGCGTCAGACGCCGTTTGGCAGTTCCTTTGCACGCCCTCAAGCCTTTGACGGCGCAACGCTCTATACGCAAGCCTCTGGGGCTATGCTGGGGTCTTATGTCTATAGCGAGGTAGAACAGGCTTACAACACACAAAATGTAAGTCAAACTGCTGGACATTTGATGCTTGACCCTGTCCAGTCTGCATCTATCAAAGGTGGTTTTGACCGGGCTGAGTCGTATCTTTTCTTAATTAACCCAGATGGTACACTATCTGTATTCTACTCATCTCGCGGAGATCAGAAAGCGGGGTGGATGCTTTGGGACACACCGGGCGAGTTCCATAGTATTTGCGCGTTAGACCGCCAGTTATTCTGTGTGTCTATTCGTGATAAAGGAACGGGACATAACACCTATCATTTGGAAGAGTTTAAGGAATCTATGCCTATGGATTTCTGCAAAAGTTTTTCCGGCACAAACAGTGTGTTTGATGTAAGTTCTGTATTTGCTGATGCTGCTAACGTTAAGGCTGTTAGTGGGACTGACTATCTTGGCACATATACTGTTGGAGCGGGTGGGGCAAGCAACGCTGGTAAAATAGATACATCTGCTGTTAAAACTGGTTTGACAACTGCATATGTTGGTTATCAGTTTAATCCTATTCTCAAAACCCTTCCTATTGACCAACTTATTCAGGGTGACTCAATGACGGGTCGGCCTCGTAAGATTGACATGGTAACGCTTGATTTGTTGGATACTTTGTCTGTTGCTGTTAATAATAAGAATATGATTTTGCGAAATGTAAATGACGACTTCTCATTAGGCCGGACAGCGTTTACTGGCTATAAAGAGTTTCGTTTGATTGGTATTAGTCGTAGTCCTACTGTTGAGATTACGCAGTCCGTTCCGTTTGATTTACAACTGAACGGCATGGTTGTAGAGGTGAGTTTCTAATGGCTTGGGCAGTAGCAGCAGCATTTCAAGTAGCTGGTGGTTTAGGATCGGCTAGAGCAAAACGTAAAGCAGCGCGTGAAGCGCGACGGCAAGCTGCTGCTGAAGCTGCTGCATTACGCGCAGAAAAGTTTGAGGTTGCTGCTCTTGCAACAGAACAACATGCAGATCGCATGGAGCAGTTCGCTGACTTGGTTGCTACAAATGAAGCTTTTGCTGCATTTATGGGAAGAACTGGCAGAAGCATTCAAGCCCTACAAAAACGTGAGCAACGTAAATATGGTAAAGATGTAAATAGAATTAGAAGGCAAGAAGCTAGACAAAAAGATTCTCTTGAATCACAAGCATTAGCAACTATACGTTCAGGCCGAGCCAAAAGCAGGGCATATAAATCTGCTGCTACGGCAAGTCTTTTAACTACTTTTGGCAAAGCTGCTCAGTTAGGAATATCTAATAAACCTCCCACCAAAACTGATGAGGAGACAGAATAATGGCTATTGAAATTAAAAGAACTCCTGCTGGTCAACAAATTTCCCGGCGTTTAATTCGTGTAAAAACAAGTAGTGCTAGTGCAGAAAAAGCATATCTGCAAGAAGCTGATATGTTTACTCAAGCAAGTAATGTTGCTTTTGACCTAAGTAAAACCCTTCAAATAAAAGAAGGAAAAAGAAAAGCAGAGTCAGATTCTTTAAGCCTTAGAGATGAAAATGGCAAACTTGTTTATCCGCCCCGTCCTCAGGGTTTAGGTAATTTTGGCTCTGATGCTTATGACACAATTTTAACAAAAAATTATTTAACAGCTGCAAATAATGACTTTAGGCAATATGCAAATAAATTAGCTTTAGAAAATCCTAGGGGATATAGACAGGGAATAGCTGATTATATTTCTGCTAATGCTGCTGAAATTGAAGCTTCCGGCGGATCTTCTATTATTCCTGCATACACTGAATCTGCTTATGCGTATGCAGAGCAGCAAGCAAGTAAAATTGCATTAGATCAATATAACGATAAACAAAGACTTCTTCAGGCTCAAACTCAATTAGCGCATTCTCAAATTGAAGTTGATATTGCTAAAGCCGCAGAAAATGGTGACTACGATACTTTAGACAGTTTAAGAGAATTGTATAAAACAGAATTACTTTCTTCTGTTGAAGAGAATGGTATGCCTCGTTCTTATCCAGAAGATCGTTTGGCTATTACTAGCTACTCTGTATCTGATTCTTTATTTAAACGCGCAGTTGTTGAACTTGGTGGTGATGTAAATAAAATTACACAACTTGAAACAGCTGTGTGGAAAGACAAAAGTAAACGTTCAGAATTTAAGGGTGAAGTTTACAAAAGACTTTTTGATTCTTATGATAATGCGCAACGTGTAACTGTTAGAAAACAATTACAAAGTGGATTTAATCAGGTAAGAACTCAAGCTGTTCAAGAAGCTGCTAGGGTTGCAAGTTATATTTCTGGCAAACAAATAGTAGAAGAATCTGCTTCTAATCTTGTTGATCCCAGCAGTTCAAAAGCGCAAGATTCTGCTGAAGTATATTTCCAAACTAAATACGGTAAAACCGGACTTGGTTATTTAGATATTTCTAATGATGAAATATTTTTATCAGATGTTGAAAAAACTGGCGCATTACCTAAAACCCTTAATCTTCTTCTTACCGATATGGGAACTGGCGCAAGTAGTGTAGAATATACTCCAGAACAATATGCTAGTGGTTTACGTATCTGGAAAAATATTACAAAAAACAACCCCAGAAAAACAATGGGATTGAATACTAAGGCACATCAATTTTTTTCTAAGCTAGATACGTTAAATCAATTAAGCCCACAAACATCTACTTTAAATGTCAATTATGCGTTAGCTGCTGTCTCAAATGAAGAAGATGCTTACAGAACCATTTTACAAAATTCTGATTTAAAAGCAGGGCCGAGGGGAACAATCGAGGAAGTAAATAGAACTATTATAAGAACAAAAATGGATGTTGACCCAGAGCATGTTAATGAAATGGCAGATGTAATGGGTATGCTTTTGTTTGCAGGAAAAGATTTGGCTATTGAAACCGCCCAAAAATACTATGACGAAAACTTTTTGGCTTCTCCTTATCTTTACAAAGCATATGGAAGGGATGGCAGAAGTTTACATGCACCAGAAAAATACTTTGACGAAATAGGTATGGATGGTTTTGTTGCTTCTATTAATAATCTTTTATATTCAGAAACATTTTATGATAACAGAAATAGACTTGTTGTTCCTGAATTAGGAAAAGATATTTTTTTACAGGTTATAGATGGCGCGCAAGGAATTGCTCAATATAAATTGGTAACACAATCTGGTGATCCTGTTATTGTAGACGGACATCCGCTAATAGTTGGGCCTCAACAAATTAGACAACGTGCGGCAAGAATAGCTGCCGCAGAAGGTTTTGAGTTAGGCGAACTTTACAACAAACAAATTAGTAAAGAAGAATATCAAAAAATTGTTATTGATCGTATGCCAGATTTTCCAAACGTTCTTGAAGGTGAGGCTTATCCCTAATGAGGCAGCGCGGTTTATATACTGTTAATGTTGGAAACTATATAGAAAAATCTGAACCTGTTAGTTGGACTGAAGTTGCGGGTGCTAATTTTGGCTATAAATATGCTCCACTAGCAGACACAATTACTGAAAACATGCTTTTTGGTAACTTAACTCGTGATGAAAGTTTTAATTTTTTTGAAGCTATAAAGGGGCATGAGGCTTACGCTAAACATTTGGTAAGAGCCAAAAATGATGATCATTTTAATTTTCTTCTTTCTAGCGTTATGAGAAATGTCGATCGTAGGGAAACTCTTTCAAAGGCATCTTTTTTTCAGGGGCTTACAACAGAATTAATAGATCCCCTTAATATGGCTTTTGCTCTTCCTGTAATGGGTAAGCTTGGTTTGTTGACTCGTCCGGGCATGTCTGTTGGGGAAGCAGCTTACATAAGTTCTAAAGCGGGATTGGCTGCTGGCGTTGCATCGGAAACAATTCGCGCGCCATTTGACCCCTTGTCTACAACAAGCGAGGTTGCTCTTAATGTTGGCGCTTCTACTGTGTTTGGTGGTCTTTTGGGTGGGGCTTTTGCTGGTGCATTAAATCTTGCAAAGGGTGGTTTTCATAGGGCAAAACGTTCTGAAACCGATTTTGATAGGGTTACTTTTGACGATAATTATTT